CGTGCTGCGCGACATGACGGAAAGCCTGACCATGTTGGAGCTGATGGGTGCCGGCGATTCGATGAGAGGCAGGAGCCTGGACTCGAACGGCTGGACTCGCGTGGTCAAGGCATACTCCTCGTTCGCGAAACCGTTGCCGGTAGTGGACAAGGACCCGGAGCATGGCGTGTACACGCTCAACGTGGCGGAGAACGCCCTGGAGCTGCGCCGCCGCCAGTCGGTTCCCTCCCGTCGGGGCGTGGAGCTTCTGCTGCTCCTGCTGGCCCGCAGGGAGGGCGCGATAGACGCGGACACGTGGGACCGTGAGGCCTACCAGTGCGACCTCAAGGGTTTGAACGCCTACTACGAGGTGCTGGAATCGGCCGGCTACGCGGTGTCGGACGCGGAGAGGAAGGGGCTGGAGCAGTGAACACGAAAGTGGTTATCAGGGTGCGCAACGGCGATGACGCGCCGGTGAGCGTGGAGCGTCTCGTGGTGGATTCACGCGCCGAGGTGGGTGCGGGGGTCACGCCGATGCTGCTCTCGGACATGCTGGCCCTGCTGGACGATTCGTGCCATGTGACCGATGTGGAGATCAGGAGGGCGGAGCCGTGAGCATCGAACTGGTGGCGAAGGCCAAGAAGACCCGATTGCATGGGGACAGCACGGCGAAACTGCTGCTGATCGTGCTCGCGGATTACGCGAACGACGAGGGCATGGCGTGGCCGAGCGTGAAGACCATGGCGGAGGAGACGGAGAAAAGCGAACGCAGCATCCAACTGCTGTTGAGGAAGCTCGAACAGATGCGTCTGATCCGCAAGGGCGACCAGAAACTCGTGGCCAAATACGCGAAGGGACGCCGACCGGTCGTCTACAAGCTGTTCCCGAAGACCAAAAAGGGCGAAACCCCAATGGACGCAACGGTTGAGAGGGGTGAAACCCATTGCACCCCCTAAACAGGTTGCACCGGTGAAACCCACTTCACCCCACGGGTGAAACCCACTTCACCCGAGGGGTGCAACCCGCTTCACCCCACGGGTGAAACCCACTTCGTTTCAGGGGTGAAACCCACTTCACCCAAACCGTCACAGGAACCGTCAATAGAACCGTCAAGAGAGAGTACGCGCGCCAGCAAAACCGAAAAACCCGACACCACACGACTCCAAGCGCTCGCCAACCTCACCCCCGACCAGTCGCACCGGCAGCTCGCCGACGAAATCGGACTCGACCTGGACGCCGAACTCGCCAAGTTCCGCGACCATGCGATAGCCGGAGGCCATCTGCCGGCCGACCCGGCGGCGGCGTTCCGCAACTGGCTGAGACGCGGCCGCGAACTCGGACTCGGCAACACCAATCGAACCGAGCCGGCGCTCGCAGGCGGCTTCGCCCATCCCACGCCGCCACCCCGGAAACCCCACCGGCACAGCTTCGGCTGCACGCACGTGCTCAACCTGCTGAACCGTGACGCGCCGGACAACGATCCGCTCGCGATGCGCGCGGCGGAACTGCTCAACCAAGGAAAAACCGAAACCGAGGCGCTCGCCGCCTTGGGACTCATGAAGGACGATTTGGAGGAAATCGCATGACCAGGAAAACCGAAGCCCTCTTGTGGGTGGACATCGAGACCACCGGCACGGATCCGCGCCACGACCTGATGCTGGAAATCGGCTTGAGGTGCACGAGCATGGACGCGAAAACCGAGTACGCGCGTTACGAGTCGATAATCAAACCCGACGTACTGCCCACTGACAGGAGCTTCGCCTACGCGCATCGGATGCATGAGGCGAACGGGCTCATCAACGAGGTCATCGACGCGAGCCCCGAACTGTGCTCCACGGCGCGTGTGGCGCTCGCCGTCATCGATTTCACCCAGTCGATGGCGGAAACGCATGTGCTGCATCCGGCGGGCACGAACATGATGGGCTTCGACCTGCCGTTCCTGGAGCATTACCTGTTCACCGAGGACCAGTGGGGACGCTTCCACAAGCTGCTCTCCTACCGCGCGTTGGACATGACCGCCATCCGGTTGACCCAAACCGCGTTGGGAGCAGACCCGTACGAGCATTACACGCAGACGAAACCGCATCGTGTGACGGACTGCCTGGACACGGACATCAGCGAATACATCGAATGGCTGGACCTCGTCAAATGAGCCGCACCAACCCCACAAGGGAAACACACAGGCTGACCGCCAGACGAGACCACTACCGGTGCCTGCGATGCGGCAACGAATTGGACCACATCTGGAGCGGCCACAGCCTCCACCACCGACACATGAGAAGCCACCCGTTCCCCGGACTGCATTCGCCAGCCAACCTCATCCATTTATGCGGCTCCGGCACCACAGGCTGCCACGGATGGGTACACAACCATCCCAAAACGGCGATGGAATACGGGTGGATAGTCAGCATGGGCGAAGACCACCCCGAAACCGTCCCCGTCTGGGACGCGCACCAAGGCTGGCTGCTCCTCGACAACCAGGGCGGATACACGCTCTGCGACAGGGACGGCAACCCCAGATAACACACGCAAGCAAACCGACACGGAAACAAGCCGGCGCTCGCCGGCTAAGGGAAGGGAAGCATGACGTTCGAACAGACGAACGAGAAGCAACGCCAACGCATGAAGGCGGACGCCAGGTCGCACATGGAAGCGGCCCGGATGATACTGGCCAGCCCACTCTACGCGAGGCTCAAGGGCGGCGAGGACCTGTACACGGCCGTCTGGGCGTTGTGGGAATCACTCGCCGGCACGGGATTGTCGAACATGACGGCGGGCGCGGTATGCCACGCATGCAAGACCCATGACCTCGACCAATTGGATTGGGCGCTCACATCGATAGCCAAAACCGGGTCGATACGACCATCCTCCACACCCACCAAACACCCATTGCACTGCACCAACTGCGGCAAGGAATGCAGGCCGCACGCCGGCACCGCGATCCTCTGCAAACAATGCAAGGAAAACCTCCGAAGAAGAAAAACAAAACCATGAACAACCTGGACAAGTACATCCACCGATGCCGGTTGAACCTCGAACCCCACCACCTCCAACCCGCAGACGAAACCGACGACAAACATTGCATCATCTGCGACATCAGCGGCGCTCGCCGGCATATCCGCATGGACGGTCTATGCATCAACTGCCACCTCAAATGGAGACGCAAACACGATCCCGCATACCGCAAGCGGATCAACGCCTACCAGCATCGATGGCAGCAGGAGCATCCCAACGAATTCCGCGAAATGAAACGCCGCTACGAGCAGAGGAAACGAGCAAAGGAACACCAATGAGCGTCAAAACCTACACAGACTCCACCACACGAATCATCACCAAAACCATCGAAGAACACGTCTGGGAAATCCGCTGCGACGCCATCGGATGCAACAACAGCCTCGAATTCCGGGAAAACCAGGACACCGGAGACATCACAGCAGACGGCGACTACACCGGCCCCGACATGGACAACGAATGGCTCAACATCCACGACACCAACACCGCCATCCAAACCGCACTCCAACACGGCTGGCAAGAAGGCAACAAAGGCATCCAACGAGGCCACCTCTACTGCCCCACACACAACGAAAACCAATAAAACACCAACAACCAAAAAAGAAACAACGCCGGCGCTCGCCGGCATAGGGAAAGGAGAGCCGATGACCGCACTGCTTGCGTCACCCCTCGGCAGCATCGAAACCGGAGGACAGTCAGTCCTGTACAGATGCCATCCCCGCATGATGTACGACGAATCCGTACGGAAACCCTTATTGGACATTCTGGGCAGATGGGCCCTGCATCTCATGTGCGACGCGGAGGAAGCATGAGCCAACGATGTGACCCGCACGGGCCAGGATGCTACTACCGTTGCCCGATCTGCGGTCAATGGTGGTGCTACGACCCGCGAGACGGATTCTGGGAATCAATCAGCACGATCAAAATGTTCTTCCTCCTGCACAATGTGTGGAGGCAGGAACGCAAACACAGGAAGGCGACTCATGGGCGAACCGATTGACCTCACCCAACAGGCCCTCGACGCATTGGCCTCATCGGGTCTGGGAAACGACAGTCCGGCCGAGGCGTTCGTCATCGGCTATCGGAATGGATGGCAGCAAGCCGTCGACCTGTGCATACGAATCGAAACGGCACTCAACGACGAAACGGAGGAAACCGATGACCGCACTGCTTGACGAACGATTGCAAGGAAAGGCAACGGAAGAATGAATCTTTTAGATGAAACCAAGGGTGAAATCTCACAAAGCGGGCATTCGACCGATGACGTTCGATTCGTAGGCTCCCGCGACGAGAAGCTGGGAATTCCGTGGAGTCAGGCCGAAAAGGTGCTCGACATCGATTACGACGACGGATACGGCAGTCAGGAGATAGCCGCCGATCTGGTCGTGGCGTTCACCGATGGCGGGTTCCTGCGCCGCGAAGAATACGACGGCAGCGAATGGTGGGAATATGAGCCACCGTTCAGAGGCCCGGAGACGCAGAAACCGTTCAGGCTCGTGAAGCTGACCTATTCCGCGGACTCGCTTGAAGACATCAATTACCCGATGGAGGCAACGGAGGAATGAGCGACATGAGGAGCTTCATCAAGGTTGAGCACAGTCGTTTTACTTTGATTTTGCGCAAGGGGATGCTCCCGTTCCACTGGATTGCGGAATCCCACGTCTACCCGGACAAAGGTTATGTCACGGCGGTGCGGGAGCGCACCAACTACGGCGCTGTATGGGCATTGAGCAGTAGGGGCGCTCTCGATCAGGTCATGCTCTCGATCTGGGAGGACATCGAATGGTTGGACGAAAGGATGGACTGATGCGTGTGCATCGTCCGAGACTACAAAACCAAACCGAAGGAGACAACCAATGAGTGATTACAAGCAGCGGATGATCCGCGAACATCGAGAATTGCAGGAGCGTATCAGCAAGCTGGCGCACATGCTTGAGGGCTACGCGGAGGGCACGTTGGACTTCACGCCCGCGTGCTCCTTCCAGCTCCTTGAAAGCCAATTGTACGCGATGGGGACATACGCGAACATCTTACAGGAGCGTGCGCGTATCGAACAGGTGGATTTGAACGCGCCTCTTGAGGGAGGTGAGTCTGGTGAGGTTCCACAGGATTAGCCCGTGTCCCAAATGCGGGGGCAAGGTCAAGGCGAAGTGGGAGCGGGACGGCGTGCAGGGGTTGCCTGAATACACGTTCTTTATCGTGATGTTCCGCTGCACTGCCTGCGGGCTCAGCTTCGAGGGAGGCTGTTCACGTAAGCCAGCACCGTATGAGTTGCAATACAACATCGCCGCATGGAACCGTATATGCAACGGTGATAAATGCTTCGCGTTGACCTACAAGAGTCTGGGAGGCAGACGATGAGAGACAAGGCGATGCCGTTGGGCAAGAAGTTCAAGGTCCGGTTGACCATCACACCGGAGGAAACCGGAACGCCCGTGGACATGCTGGGATTCACATTCACCAGCGGCCGGAACGGGCGTATGGAACTGGACACAGAGTACAACAACATTCCCAAACTGGCTGATGACGGGCTCGACTCACTGTCGATTCTCGTGATCCTCAAAACACTGGAGATGTGGGCCCAGAAGGGATATGAGCTGTTCCAGCCCATCGCTCAACGATTTCACGGAGGCAGACGATGAACGGTGACGTGACTGCCATGGACATCAATTGCGCACTCGCCTCCCGTTACCGGCGTGACGGTGACGGGTATTGGTCGGAGATTTCGGTCACTGAGCCGAATGACACGGTGCTGCGTCTGGACGGCGTGGCGTTGGAGGTCAACTGGCGCGGGGACACATGGATCAGCGGATTCGAGGTCAAGGTGAGTCGCGGCGATTTCCTCCGCGACGCGAAATACCTGTGCTACAAGAATTACGTGGACAATCTCACCCTCGTCTGCCCCGCCCGCATGATCGACCGCAGCGAGGTGCCCGAGCCGGTTGGCCTCATGTACTACGACCCGTCCAAACGCACGTTGAGATACCGGCGCAAACCCAACCCAAGTCATGGTGACACCCGGCAGGTCGAACACCGGCTGCTGAAAAAGCTCGCCGCCAGCGAACGGCCGGACCGGTACGGGCATTACGAGACCGCCGCCGAGTATGTCGCACAGCGAGAGGCGATGAAAGGCATAGGCCGTGCGCTCGGGACGAAGATGGCGTTGCGGCTCCAACAGCTCGAACAGTTGCAGGAGCCCACCGAGGCACGACGTATACAGGCACAGTCCAAGGCGTTCGAACGGGTGTGCGACATCCTCAGCCGCCACGGCTACCAGATCAGCCGGTGGACCCGCACCGAGGATCTTGAGACCAGACTGAAGGAACTGGACGAGGCGCTTTCGAGCGTGGTGCCCACCGGCACGGTGGACCGCGAGACCCTGTACGCCATCAGCTGCCTGCAACAGTTGAGAACGACTCTGGGACTCCAAGACCGAAAGGAGCACGGACGATGAGCTATAAGGCGAGGATATTCACCCGCGAGGAGTTTCGAGAGGTCGTCGCAGCCGCCATCTACGACTACGAACAAGCGCCCGCGAAATGCCTCTACACGACCAAGGATGCGGCAGACCAACTCTACGGCCATTACGGCGAGGAAACCGAGGTGGAGGAATGAACGGAGTACAGCTTACCAACCATCTGACCGCGCAATTCAGGGCCTCAGCCCTGAGCCGGTACGAGGCCAGAATCACCGAGGACGGCGACTTCCGAGTCTACATATACGCCATGAGCCTCAAACGTCTCAAACGCAAGTGCGGGAGGTACGCGAAACGTGAGCGCAAGGCCATCGAATATGTCACCACACTCAAGGAGGAATCATGAGCGCGACGAACAACCAGCGTGAGATGATACTCAAATGGCATAAAGGCAAGGCCGCGACACCCGAGTACACGGCGAAACTCCTCGGTTTGCCGTTGAGCGAGGTGCTGTACGTGATCGAGCATCCCGAACCGCCGAAATCACGCGCGGACGCGTGGACACCGGAATTCATCGAACCACTGGTCTGAAAAATACCGATAAACACACGCGAATACATGACTGAATTCAGCGTAAAAACACTGAATCCAACGAAAGACAAAACGAAACCCTCCACCAACAGGCGGAGGGCACGCTCACCAAAGCACCATCATAGCCGAACGTGGAGGGTTCCAAACAATGTTCATTCCAACCGACCCATGCCAATACTGCGGCGACCAGCAGGTCGAGGCACCATGGACGCTCTGCCAAAACTGCCGCCGCACCTACGCCAAAACACTCCACAATCTGCGCCGCAACATGCAACTGTTGCAGCGGGTCGCACGGCATGAGTACAAGCTCGGCGAACCCGGCAGCGGCGGGAAACCGCAGGGCGGCGAAGCGCCCAGCCCCGTCAACATGCACGCCATCGACCTGCTGGACGAAGCCGAATCATTGTTGCAGGACGCTTGGTGCGACGCGGGAGCCGTGTGGAGCGACCGCTGGCAGCTCCTCATCCCCAGAATGCAGACCCGCCTCGCATGGCTGTGCAAGGCGACGAACGCAGGCCGATTCCTCCGCCAGCTCATCAAAATGAACCGGCGCATCGAACCATACGTGGACCGCAAGCCACGCACACGGCGCATCATCGGCGTATGCCCCGAATGCAAACGCGAAATACTGGCGGCGAAGGGCGAATCGCTGCTGCTGTGCAAATGCGGCAACCCCATCAACGTGGCCGAGCTGCGCGAACGGACCGCCGAAGCCGTGAACCGGTATCACAAGACACTCACCCCAACCGGGTGCAGCGAATGGCTCCGCGACGATTACGGACTGGACGTACCTGCCATGACCGTGAAGAACTGGCTGCGCCGGGGCAAACTACCCTCGGCAAAACCGATAGCCGACGACGGATACTACGAATTCGACATCAGGGAGACCGTCGCCATGGCAATGAGCGTTTCCAAGCGGCAGTAGGCTGACACCGACCCGTGGTATACTCCGTATCAGGATTACTGTGGAAGCCTCTGGGATAAACATCTCAGTGGCTTTACTTATATCCACCTATGCGCGTAGCTCAGCAGGTAGAGCAGCGGTCTCCAAAACCGCAGGTCGTTGGATCGAAGCCAACCGCGTATGCCACGGCTTGCGTACGGTAGAGGCCTAACCGGCCATAGCAGCGACTGCTAGGGCGCAATCACAACAGAGCGCAAAGCTCGGGTTGCCGCGAATTCGAATCTCGCCCAAGCCACCAACCACCACACAGGATGGGGAACATGAGCAACAAGGCAGGCTCAGGCAGATACCAAAATGGAGCAGCCCGCCGCAAATGCAAAGCCCGACACATCGCGGCCGAAGGACCAATACCAATCTGCCCACTGTGCGGCAAGCCCATAGACCTCACACTCAAAACACCACACCCACTCAGCTGCGAACTCGATGAGATCATCCCATACAGCCGAGGAGGCTCGCCAACCAGCTATGACAACACACAACTCACACACAGAATCTGCAACCAAAGAAAAAGCAACAAAATAACCACCAACACCACAGGCCACCAAAACACAAAAAAACAACCACAAAACACCATCCCAATCAGCCGCCAATGGTAACCGGGGCACCACCCCCTCCCCCACCGGCAAGGCTCCCCACAGAACATAGCGCCCGCATCCCCCCGCAACCCGCGTGGAGTATCGTACGTTTGGCCGCTGGGGTGCCTGCGAGCGCCCGTGGAAGCCGTTCCGGCATGGTTTTGATGTTTTTGCCCCGTTGTTTTCCGAGGCTGTTACGTTTGATTTTACGCAGTTTTGATATGTCACGAAATTAGTGTTGCGAATCGTTGGAATATATGCTATAGTAATAGCTATGGTCAACCAATGTAGGAATTGCGGCCATTTCTTCCAATCCACACCAAACCCTAGGCGTCCGAGACTGTTTTGCTCGGACAGGTGCCGCAAGGCGTGGAGCCGCAAACATCAGATACCGCAGGAACTCAAGGCATTGCGCCGTTGGGTGCGCGCCGATGGCAAGCGCCCGATCCGGTGCGATGGTTCACCGGCCAGTTCGACGGACTCAAGTACCTGGGCGTCATATTCGGAGGTCATGCGCTCGAAGTCCGGGGACGGTTATGGCATCATGCTCGGCGATGGGCTCGCGTGCTGGGATTTCGACTATGTTGATTTGACCAGTCCGCCCGCGAAGGCGTTGGAGCTGCTGCCGGAAGCGATCTATGCGGAGGTTTCGACCAGCGGACATGGGCTGCATGTGTTCGTGGAGTCGGCGGAGCCGAGTTTCCGGCGTGCCGGTGTCGAGTTCTATTCGCATTCGCGGTTCATTCGCATGACGGGAAGGAGGTGGCCGAAGTGACCACGGTTATCCGCAATCAGGGCACGAGTCTCGCGGTGCGCGAGAAGCTCGCCGCTGATGGCAAGCCCGTGTTGTTGGCGTTTTCGTGCGGCAAGGATTCTATCGCCGCGTGGCTGGCGATGCGGGATATGGGCATCGAGGTCGTTCCCGCGTACTTGTACTATGTGCCCGGTTTGAGGTTCGTGGACGAGGAGCTTGATTATTTCGAGCAGAAGTTCCAGACCCGAATCAAAAGGTATCCGCACCCGTCGCTGTACCGGTGGCTGAACAATGCGGTGTTCCAGGCTCCCGAACGTCTGCGCTACATCGAGGCTGCGCGTTTGCCTGAGCCGTCGTATGAGCAGATGTGGGATTTCATCCGCGCCGACATCGGCTTGGATAAGAGCACGTGGTGCGCGGATGGCGTGCGTGCCGCAGATTCGATTCAGCGTCGTGGCGCGTTCGTCCAGTACGGGTACTGGCGGCGCAATCTCAAGAAGGTCAGTCCTATCGGGGATTGGCTCAAGGGCGAAGTGCTGGACTGCATTGGCGAGCATCATATCGACCTGCCGTGTGATTATGCGTGGTTCGGGCGTTCGTTCGATGGCGTCGACAAGCGTTTCACCAAGGTGCTCAAGGACAAGGCGCCGGACGATTACGCGACGCTGCTTGAATGGTTCCCTTTGTTGGAGGTGGATCATGTCAGGTGATTTCAAGTTCAATTTTTCCAAGAAGTCCAAGGGCAAGAAGACTGTGAAGCCGGTGCCGGAGAATCTGGACGAGAACGCGAAGGAGTACCGGGAGCGCGCCCGTGCGGAGCGCAAGCGTTTCGTGGATGCGACCGACACCGAATTCTGGCTGTGCCTGTGTTTCCCCTCCCCCGCCGAGATGGCGCGGTGGCGTGAACTGTTTGGTTTCGGCGAAAACCACCGGATCTATGCGTACCGTGATATCGAGAAGCTACTCGCCCCGTACAGGCCGGCCAAGTCGTCCGCCGTGGCGTTTGGTGCCGGAGTCGGGTTCGGTGGTGGCCTCGGGTTCGCGGAGAAGACGCCTGACCCACTCGCCGATGTCAAGTACTCCGATGATCTGGAAAAGGATTGTCTCGCCGAGTTCGCCGCCCTGCACAGGGCGCTGGTTTCGGCTCGCAGTCCCAGGAAGCTCGTGGAGCCGACCGATTCCGAACACTGGTTCGCCATCGCGTTCCCCTTGCGAGACGACAAGGACTCTTTCCTTGCCGCGTACGGTCTTCGAAAGCTCGGCGACAAGTACATGGACGGCATGGCCGTCATGAAGAAACTTGGCGGGTGATGTTCCGCCTCCTAGAGTTTGGCCGCTGTGATCCGCAGCGGCTTTTCTTATGCCACGAAAGGAGGTGGATTATGCGAAACCTGTTCCAGCGTGCCGGCAATGCGGTGCGTAACGTTGCCGGTCGTATCCGCAGCGCTTTTTCTCGCGGAGGCTCGCGTTCCTCCGGCTCCTGACATTTAGATTCGAGGTGATCCAGTTGGCCAAGACCACGATAACGCAGCCGACGCTGCCTGACGGCATCGAATGGCCGGAGGCTACCGTGCGCTGGTGGGAGCATCTGGCTTCCACCCCCGGCGCGGACTCGTGGACGGAGGCCGACTGGGACAACCTCATGAACGCCGCCCTGATCCACGCGGACATCTGGGGTTCCGGCAATTTCGCCAGCGTGCCCATACTGAACAAGCTGCTGCAGGATTACGGGATCACGCCAGCCGCACGCAGCCAGATCACGCAGGCGAAAGTGAAACAGCAGGAGCGGCATACGCCGCTCGATGAGATAGCCGAACGACGGAAGCTGAGGGTGATCGAGGGTGGCAAGGCGAAGAGGCGTACAGGAACCTAGCTTCGCTCTGGTTCCCAAGCACGCGCAGTCCGAGGGAGGAGAGGCGTGCGCGCTCGCCGCCGGCTACGACATGAAGCCGGATAAGTGGCAGCGTATCGTGCTTGATGGGTGGCTCGCCACGGATTCGAAGCTGCAATGGGCGGCGTCGGATTGCGGGTGCGCGGTGCCGCGCCAGAACGGCAAGAACGCGATTCTTGAGTTCACGGAGCTGTACCTTGCCGCGATCCTCGGTATGAAGATCCTGCACACGGCGCATGAGGTGAAGACCTGCCGCAAGCATTTCCTGCGCATGAAATACTACTTCGAGAACGCGCGCAAGTTCCCCGAACTGTCGGAACTGGTCACCTACATTCGGGCCACGAACGGCCAGGAGGCCATCGTGTTGAAGAACGGTGGCAGCATTGAGTTCATCGCCCGTTCGAAGAGTTCGGGCCGTGGCTTCACGGTGGACGTGCTGGTGTGCGACGAGGCGCAGGAGCTGACCGACGAGCAGATGGAGGCCATACAGCCCGCCATCTCGTCGGCACCCTCCGGCAACCCGCTGACCATCTACACGGGCACCCCCACACCGCCGACCTCGCCGGGCACGGTGTTCGCGCGCATGCGCCGCAACGCGCACAGGGACAAGCCGCCGAAGAACCTGTGCTGGTTCGAATGGGCGGCGAACGAGATAGGCGACGTGCACGACCAGCAACGCTGGTACCAATACAATCCATCGCTCGGCACCAGACTGCTGAAAAGCGTGGTCGTTTCCGAGTCGGAGAAGATGACCCCTGACGGTTTCGCCCGCGAACGTCTCGGCTGGTGGAACGATCAGGCCGGCGCGCTGTCCGATATCGATGTTGACGAGTGGGCCAAGTGCAAGACCGACAACCCCTGCATGGATGGCTACAACTCGTATGCGGTCAAGTTCAGCGCGGACGGCGCGAACGTCACCCTCGTGGCGTGCGTGCGCCCGCCCCGCAAGTCTGGTGAATTGCCGCACGTGGAGGTCATCGCCTCGCGCAGCATGCGCGGCGGCACCGGTTGGCTGGCCGACTGGCTGACCGCCGAGAAGGACGGTGCGGAACGATGGCGCAAGGCCATCGGCATCATCATCGACGGGCGCGTGGGAGCGCCCACCCTGGTCAACAGCCTCATCGACAAGGGCGTGTCCAAAAGAGTGATCGTGGTTCCGCGCCCTTCCGACGTGGCAGACGCTTGTTCGATGCTCGAACAGGCCGTGAACGACCATGGGCTTACCCATTTCGGCCAGCCTCTGCTTGACGAGGCGGTGGGTCATGCGAAGCACAGGAAAATCGGAGACGGGTTCGGCTACGAGACGTCCATGGAGAACATCGACGTGAGTCCCGTGGAAGCGGTGGCTCTCGCGTATTGGAACGTCAAGACTTCCAAACGTCATCCGGGAAGAAGAGCAAAGGCGGTGGCATTCTGATGCAGATTCCCAGTCTTGAAAACGTGCAGGTCGATAATCTGCCCGACGAGTGCCGAGAACCGTGGGATTTGATGATACGTCAATGGTCCCAGAAGCTCGAACGTAACCTTTTGCGCACCAAATACTACGACGGACGAAACGAGCTTAAGAATCTGTCAATCGCTGTGCCGGACAGCATGGCGGGGATAAGCGAGGTCGTGGGCTGGCCGCAGAAAT